ATTCTCATCAAAATAGAAAAGAATTCCAATTTTCTTTCTGCCTACCCATCTAGTCCTAACAACCCTTGCATTACCTTGATAATCATATGGTAATCCCAGTTTAAAATTTTCATATGAATTAAACTCATTTATATCAATAAATCCAGGACCATCTCCAAAATCTAAATTTGAATAAATTGGAGGCAATTTGTTCTCATAATTCAAAGAACTTTCTGAACCTCTACCATTGGTTCTCCATTGTCCAGCTTCTAATTCATCTATTTGTTCTGGTTTAAGATAATCATAATAAGCATCTACTATTCTTCCAATAGGTTCATAAGTTATTTCTACTATGGCTTCAGCATCTTGTATATATTCAGAATTTCCTGGTTTTATAACATATACTTCTCTTGGGTCACATGCTTTAAGAACAGGTTCTTCTCCTTCAATATCTATTCTGTATATAATACGAGAGCCTACCAAACCATGTCGATAGGCTTTATTAAACTCATATTTAATATTTTGGTTGCGCCAAAGATAGTTTAATATTTTAGTTGCTGTAATTTCATTAACATCCTTAAAAGAATATTTAATAAATCTGGCATACTGCTCTATTTCTTTCTGTATCTGTTCTTCTGATTTATTACCTTGTTCTATATTAGAAATAGCCATCTCTATAAACATATCAAGCATAGTATCAGCTTCAGAAGATTCGTCTGAAGGATTCTTTGATCTTACAGTCCAATCAAATGTACGACGTATTTCTTCTCCAATAAGAAGATCTATCTTAGGAACAGCTATTGCATAATTTTTTATCGATGAAGGAAAGGTTGCATTATTCAATCCTAATGGATTCATAACCCTCTCCATTTCATTTTGATCTACTTCTCCGTTGTCAAGATTATACAGTACATTCATTTTACGATGCCTTTCTTGCTCGTAATATAATGCCTGATATTCATAAGAATCTGCTGTATCTTTAAACCATTGTTGGTCTTTTTTATATTTCTCAGCAGTACTTTTTTTCTGTGGAGGAGTAGCTAATATATCTTTACTGAACATATTTTTATATTTAAAATACAAATATATACATAAATTTTGTTATTATAAAAACTAATATACACTTGTATAGACTTAATTTATAATTAAACTTCCATTTTTAATTTGATAATTAGGTGAACTTTTATAGTTTTTATTGTATGCCCTAAACCACATACTATCAGTTGATTTAGTTTTGACTGATTGTGTTTTTGAAACTTGTGTAATTCTATCTCTATCAGCACGTAGAATCATTAACATGTTGAATGCAGACACTCTATCTGTATTAAGTTCTCTAGAATAACCTATTAATTCTCTGAGAAGCCCAACAGAAGGTATTATATCTAAATTTCTCTTTTCTTCATCATCATAAGATTCTTCGTCTAAATATGCTAATAATTCATTTTCTGCAAAAGTTATAATCTTATTACCAGCTGAATTTCCTCCTACACGTGTACCTTTACTTTTATTACCTACATTATGCACAGTAGATAAAGATTTATCACTGAGTATTTCAGGAGTATCACATAATAAATGAAGACTGTTCTTATTAGAAAAATGAGCATAGGCTCCTTTCAGGTTTTGTTCATAGTTACATATAGCATTGTAATAAATAAGAAGTCTTCTAGCTTGTTCATAATATTCTTTTGCTAAATAAGTCCTAGAAGTATATTCTGCTACAATTCTATCTGTCCATGTATCCAAAACAAATAAAGACTGTAAAGATTGTGTAGAATCAGCATTATCATCAACATCTATTGGATCCCAACCTGCTATATATCTATTTGAAAATACCTCTCCATCTTTGTTTCTTTGTGGTAATTCAAATACTTCTATAGGAGCATCTATATTAATTCCCTTTTTTAATGGGAAATCCCTAACAGGAACTTTAGTAGACAGTTTAGGTACAACTCTACCATCAACAATTTGCATTTCATATTTATAATAGCTATTTAAGATATGAGGAGAAGCTTCTAATTTCTCTAATACGGTTTTAAGGTCTTCTATAGGAAATAGATTGCCTTCTAATGTCATAAATACCTCAGAAGGTTTTAAAGGTTGGTTAATTATTTCAGTAAGTAGTTTAATCTTATTGTTGGATTTCCTTGCTTTTTCTCGACCAGCTTCAATACTTTTTAAAGCTCTTTCTTCATTTGATACAAGATTAAGACCTTCCTTGAAATCATTCATACCTTTAGTAGCAGGCAAGAAATAACCTATCTCACCTTTATTTTCCCATTGGTCTTCAAAAACAAGACAATCAAATGCTGCTGGATTATAAAAAATCTCTTTAAGCCATAATGCAGTACCTGTAGTAGTATAACCTCCAGTACCAAGCATATATATAGGTAAGTATTTATTAGATTGTTTATTCGGTTGTGTGGCCTCTACAGCACCTAATACCTCATGGATACTATGTATAAAACCAACCTCTTCTAGAAAAGCTCTTGTTGGACGTGTACCATTTGCAGCAAGTGGATTATCTTGAAATGTTCTATGTACAATACTACTTCCAGACAAAGAATCATGTAATGGATTTTTTGCACCTGCTTCCCAACTACCTCCAAGTTTTGGCATAAGAGGAGAAGGAAATGTTCTGTCGTCTCCATTTATTTGTACTGTTATTTCTCCAGGAAGGTTATCTAAAGAAAACCTAACTTTAGACAATAAATCAGAGCTGTATTTTGCTTCAATTGCTCCAACCAATGTTTGTGACAAAGAAACAAATTGTTTCTCTTTTCTACCTCTTAAATAAGCATCATAGCTTCTTGCTCCATCTGTGATTAAAGAATGTTGTATACAAGAAGCACTCCAGTATGATTTTCCTGATCCACGACCCTCCATGTCTATTACATTCTTAGCCTGATTAAGATACATGTGGGGTCCAAATTTTTCTGACATATCTGAACGCCAAAAATATGTTCTAGCTGGCCAATATTCTTTTAAAGAACCATTCTTTTTGAATAAAGCTGTATAAACATCTTCTAATTTATTTCCTTTGTGGTCTAAACAAAATTCTTTATATATCTCTTCTTTAGACATTACTTGTACTGCCTCTAAACAGGTATATTTTGGATCATCCCTAAACCCACTAAATCCACATGCTTCAGAATAAATATAAGCCTTGGACCACTCAATATCTCTAAACCAAGGTCTGCCTATACCAGATACCTTTCTTCCACCTCCTAAAAACTGTATTGTACTAAGATTTATATGATAATATAGTTCAGGAGGACACCACCTGTTTCCAGACCATTCCCCCTCAAATACTTTACGTTTAATTGCTTTCCAATAATTTAATCTTTCCCATTTTTGTATAATAGGATGAAATTTTGGAATATCTTTTAATAGAAAATTATCATTGTTTATCATTAAATGTCTCCTGTTGCTGTAGCACTGTCTATTTTCTTATTCTTAGAAATTGCTTCTTCATCATTTAAATCTTTACGTATTTTAAAATATTCCTCATAAAGCTTGGCTGTTTTAGAAGCCATATCATCAAGTGCTTTTGTATTATCTTTAAATTCATAAGTAACATCATCCTCAACTTTATTATAACCAAAAGTATAATGTTGTTCTGCTAAAAAAGAATCTCTATCTTGTAATCTATTTTCCCAAGCAACTAATGATTTTTCTGCCTGTGTAAGAGCAGATGGAATAAAAGATTCTATTATATTAGAATACTTCTCCATTATATTATGTACTTCTTTATCCGTTTTGAGATCAAGCATATTCTTAAATACACTATACTCCTTACCATCAACATAATAAACATCTGATTTAGGATGATATATAAAAGAAATAGCCCACATTAAACTGGAAGAGAATATCTTACCTTTAGTTCTATCAGATTTATATAATTTTCTAAAGGGATCTATTACAGTAAATTGTGGGTTAACTTCCCAGAATGATTTATCTGGTGAATAATTTTCAACTATGTTCCTCATTTATATTTTTATTAATCTCTTTTAGTTTAGCTTTACCTAATTCTGTTGAATAATCTAGTATTATTTTATCTTCTTCAAATTCTTTCAATACTTCTGGTTTTTGTCCGCCTTCCATAGAATCATAAAAAATAATATTAAATTCTTTAATAATATAAATAAATTTATCCACTTCAAGATTTTTTGGAATAGAAGCTAAATCACAACTTATTAATCCTTTATTTTCAATCATTATTCTTCTTCTTTAAATTTCTACGTATTGCATCAAATCTTCCTTTATTAAAAGTGAAGGTTCCAAAGTATTTTAATAGGATAGTTTTATAAGAAGATTCATCATCTTTAACTCCAGACTCCATTTCACTTTTAACATAATCAAACTGAGAAGTCACTATCTGTAAGGCCTCTTTCATTTGTAAACCCTTCTCCTTGGCTACTTCTCTCGCTAAATTGTGAACAACTCTCTGTATCAGTCTTTTCCTCATTCTCTGGTTTATTATATTCTATTTCAATTGAAAGTTCTAGAGTTTTAGAACTGCCTATAAATGCATAATTAAAATTTGGAAATCGTTTATTCCACTTGTCTATAGTTCTTTGAAACTTATTTCTGAGTTCTGTAAATTCTTCTTTACTATCTGCTTTTATTGATATAATTCTATGCATATTATTTTTCTTTAAATAAAAACCCTAATCTAAATCCTTCAGAATATTCTATATCTTCAAAAAATGGATTAAGTTTATTAGACTTTGTTAGTATTTTATATTTCCTAAGAATAGAAATATTATTGTTAAAACTAGCTTCTGGCATGTCTAACTTAGTGCGTATCTTCTTGCGTGTTTCAGTAGAGTTTATAATCATATATCTATGAACTGTATCCAGATGCCTCAATTCATCATTTAACCTCATTAATTCAGCCAATACAGCTAATTCTTTAGGTCTTAATTTATTTATAGGAGGCATTGCCTTTACAACTTCTAAAACACGCCTATAAAAGTTTTCCTTATTAACAGGTATAGGTATCAATTTCATATTAATGTACTTTAGAAGTTGTATTCTTTATTATAGTCCAGAATAAATTTAATTGTTTATCTGTAAGTCCATTAACAGTTTCCCCATCTACTAAAGGAGAGCCATTAACTAATTCCATTTCATAATCCGATAGAAACATAATACCTTGACCCTCACGTGTAAAATACACTTCACCATATTCTACTTCATCTACCCTCTCTAAAGGATTAGTATTTTTCTTATATAATATATTTGTTTTAAACATTTTCTTTGTATTTATAAATTACTGAATATATTCCATTACTGTCTTCTTTGAATTTATCAATATCTGGTATAATAAAATTATCTATTATATTTTCACACTCTTGATCAGCCAATCTTTTATATTTCGTTTTAAACTCACCATGGTCTTTAATATCTCTAGTTAAAGAAGGCTCTTCAAAAGTTTTAACAAAAGGTATTAAGTATTTTATATTATTTCTTTCAATTGGAACTAGAGTTTGCAACTTTAATAAATAGTCTCCTTCAACTCCAAATAATCTTATATATTCTCCCTCCATATATTCTGGATATATTTTAGAAGAAAAAGATGGAATCGTATTAATTGGTATTTCTTTTATCTTATACATTAGCTTTATCTTTTCTATACGTTATACCTTTTTCTAACAAACTTGCAAACTTCTCTGCATCATCTAATTTCTCCTCTTTTAAGAACTTCCTTACAGCAGGTGTATCCTTTAACTTAGAAAGCCAAACTAATTTACCTTTAAGTTT